TATCATTTTATTCTTAATACTTTATGGACAAACCATTTAATTGTCCCAGATATAGAATCCCTTATCCATTTATTAAAAAAATGTCTTATTAATCTAACTACGATTAATATTGGTGATGTTATAACATCAAATAATAATAAAAAAGCATCAACAGTTAAATCAATCATGGAATCAATATTCCATAATGCTTTTAATTTAGCTTTAGTCTTTTTAAACATTTTTACTGAGGACGCATCGGATCATCGATATCCCAGATTGGTGCATTACTACTATAATTAACTTTATCACCATTATCTGTAACAGAATTATCTTGATTATTAGTTATTGCAGCTAATAATTGTTGATCTCTACTTCTTTGTAACGCCATGAATTCTGACATTGTCATATCGCCCATTCCACCACCTGGAGGTTTTAAATATGGGCTATCAGCTGAACCAAATACAAATCTAATTTTTTGAAACATTGCAGCCATTTCATCTAATCTTAAATCTGGATCAAATATACTCTTTTTAAATCTAATTTCATTAAACCATCCAGCACTAGGGTCAAATTTACCACCAGTTGCAGCTGCATGTAATATACCAACTTGAATTGCCATAGATTCACCAATTACTTGGAAATTATTTTTTAATCTATCAACATTAATAGCTGTCATATCACCTAATGCATTAGCAAATTCACTTAATTGATTAGTTACACCACTCAAATTCTTAAGCATATCGGCATCTAAATTTTTCAATGGTTGTAATGAATCGACCATTGCAGCTATTTGACCTTTACGCCTATTAGATGGATCAGTTTCTGCATCACCACCTGTTAACCAATTCCATGCTTTATAAAAATTTTCAGTTAATGCATCAGCTATACCAGCAATACCTGTAGTACTCATAAATGCTAACAATGCTGGACCTAATCCGGCTAATCCTCCTACTTTTTCCATCAAGCCAGGTTCTATTGTATTCCATTCTGCTAAACCTCCAGCAATATTTGCAGATAAATTTTTAAATGAAGATCCATCAACGCCCATCCATTCTGCAAGTTTAGTGGCACCAGCTAAACCACTGAGAAATCCACCTATTCCAGCACCGACTAATGCTATTCCAATTGCTGCTGTAGAAGCTGCACCAACTCCTAAAAATGCACCAATACCTCCACCAGCCATCATTAATATACCTAATGAGTTCATTTGATCAGTAGAGAATTCTGATAAACCTGCAGCAATATTTGTAGCTAATGTTTTAAATTCGTTTCCTTCACCAAACCCAGCATCAATAGCAAGTTTAGTTACACCAGCCATAGCAGCTAATCCTGCAGCTAATCCTGCTCCCATAAGTGCCATACCAATAGCACCTTTAGCAGCTGCTCCCACTCCAAAGAATGCAGCAAATGCACCACCTGCACCCATCGCAACAACTAAAGCATTCATTGCTTCTGGATCCATAGCTGAAAAACCAGCAGAGATATTACCCATAAATGTAGCTAAATTGGCACCAGTAGATTCCATTAATCCTATAGCCATATCTCCAGCTCCAAGAGCTCCAAAGAATGCTGCTATTCCAGCACCTACAGCTGCTATACCTATACCTGCTTTAACCGCTTTACCTACACCAAAAAATGCTCCTAATGCAGCACTAGCACCCATAACTGTACCTAAAGCAATCATTTCATCAGTGCCTAATTTTGATAAACCTTCACCTAGATTACCTAAGAATACAGATAAGTTTTCTGCAGTGGATTCCATCATTCCTAGAGCCATATCACCTGCACCTAAAGCACTAAAAAATGCAGCTATACCAACACCCATCATACCTACACCGACACCTGCACCAACACCTGAAGAAGGACCTCCTACTGCACCAAATAATGCACCAGTTCCAAGCAATGCTCCTAATGCAGCCAAATCTCTAGTTGAAAATGAAGCTAATCCTTCGGATAAATTAACCATCATCTTTTTAAGATTTTCACCAGTTCCAAATTTGGTCATAATAGCTTCTGCACCAGCAAGACCCATAAAGAAAGCACCAATACCCGCTCCCATTGCACCTAAGCCAACTCCACCACCTTTTAATAACATTCCCATACCAGCTAAGGTACCACCAAGCATTCCTAGTGCACCTTTATTAAAAACATTTCCACTGTTTTGATTTGACTGAGCCTTTACCTTTTCACCTTGTTTTTCACGAGCTTCTTCACGCATCCTTTCAAGTTCTCTTATTCTATCTTGCCCTTGGTCTTGTATTAAAGATGTCAAGGTTTCCATAGATTGAGTTAACTGATTAAGTTGATTTTGACGTGTATCTTCTGCTGTTCGATTATCCAATCGATTCATTTTTAATACGTCAATAACTTCTCTTAAAGTAGCATCGGCCATTTATTTTCTCATTTTTGCTTTTTCTTGTTCAGCTCTTAATTGTTCTTCTTTAATATAATTTTGTAATAAACCTAAATATATTTCTCTCTCCCATGGTATCATACCTTCTATATCACTTAACGAATATTTACAATGTTGCATCAAATTAAAATTAGTTTCATAATATGCTTGCAAAGATTCATGTGAGAGAGCTAGGATAAAAAATTTGACAAACCCTCCAAAGTATTTTTATTTACATGTCCACAACTCTTACATTCTATTTCATAATCATGTTTTAATCTAGGTAATACATCAATAAACTCTTTTATTTTTGCAAACTGTTTAGAATCCATAGATTCGATAAATTCTTCAGTTTCCTTAATATTAACTTCTTGTAAATTAATTTTTTCATTTTCTGTAATTACAGTCTTAAAACAAAAAACCATCATTTTAAATAATTGCTCAGTATTCGATACTGCATCAGTGTCCATTCCAGTATTTACTAAATTTTCAAAGGTAGGAAAATCCATTTCAACTTTTATGTCATCTGTAAGTTCAATTACGTTATTTACTTCAGGCATTGCAACCTGTAAGTCTTCAATATTAACTTCTATTTCGTTTGGTGTTTCACACTTTTCACATTTAACACCTATCTTTGCAGTTTCACCTACACTTTTAGCTCTAAGTTGTAAAAACATATATTCAATATCAAATGTTTTTAATTTCGTTTCATCAATATCGTATTCTATACATGCTTTTAATGTATCCAATAGAGAATTAAGTATATTTTTAGTTTCTCCAGTTTCGGATGCTATTAACATGTTCTTTTCTTCTTTAATCAGAAAAGGTCTAAATTTAACTTTTTCACCAGTTGACGGTATTGTCATTTCATATTTTGGTGAACTATTTATTTTTGGTAAAGCCATAATTTTATTCAAACTCCTATAATTTAAAAGATATTTGAGAAGATCTTGCTCTTCTCCAATTTGTATATGAAAACCCTACAGTATATTCTACAAATCCATCAGCTTCATTATTAAATTGTAAATCACCAAATCTTGTTGGATATGCATCAATTAATTCTACTGAATATGCTGTTTTAGATATTTGTACACCTGGAAAGTTAAAACTTTTTCCAAGAGTAATAGGTAATGGGCCAATATTAAAATTAGCTCCAACATGCATTGAAGGAATTCCTTCAGATAATGCATGAATTTTAACTGGTTTTTGGTAATTATTTTTATACCCAGCTATTTGTCTTTCTTCGTCAAGTATTTGAGACTTCCATGCATCAAAGTATTTTACTACACCATAATCTTGAGGTACTAAAAATGTTAAAGAAACATCATCTACAATATAACCATAGGCAATCTTTTCAAATTCCATTCCTATCTTACGGTCTAATGTAGATATTCCTTTACCAGGTATTGTTGCACTACGGCATAAAACATTCAAATTACGTGAACTAACCGATCTACTAATTTGAGGTAATTCAATTAAAAATTTATTTGTTCTAGCCAAACCACCTTTAGCCATTATAGTACTTTTTATTTCATCTAATGATACTGTCACCGTATTATTCTCCTCGAATCTCTATATACTTGGTCTCCAGTTGTACCTCTCCAGTCAGCCATTGGTAAAAATGCAGCAACTTCCCATTCGGGTGTATCTACTAATGCAAATTTACTTCTTACTTGAGAACGTAAATAATGTTTTTGAGCTGCAGCCATATAACCAGGAGGTATTGAACCTTGCCCGGCTAATACAGCATCTAGTAATCTTGCTCTCATTATTGGTGGTAAATAATGTAAATTTAATCCCATAAATCCACCTTTAGCAGGGCCCATTATAAACACTAATGGAAATCCGTCATAATATTTTAATGTATCTCTATGTTTAGCTTGATAAAAATACATATACATTTGCATACTAGATTTATTCACTCTATTTTTTAAACTTATGTTTTCATCTTGCATTAATTGAGATCTTTCTTGAAATGCTCTCCCACGAAATAATTCTCTAGCTTTTTTACGAAACCATTCTATTGATTCCTTTGTGCGAGGTGTAATACCTGCACGAAATGCCTGCATTTCTAAATCTCTGAATATACTTTCTCTTTTAATAGCCATGTTGATATTTATAATTATTTTTTACGTTTTCTGCTATATGGTCGTAAACGTTTTAATGGTTTTAATTTACCTGGTACAGGCTTTTGCATTAGTCCCATTTCTTGTAAAGTCTTTTCTGTCCATATTTGAAATTCCCAACCACGATCTTTACAATAATGGTTTGCAGCTTCCCATTTATTCATATTTTTTATATAAGTAAATCCTTCAGAGATATACTTTTTAGTTCTTTTTGGACCTGTAGGTGGAGATGTTTCTTTTTCTGGTTTTATTTCAACTAATATTGTTTTATTCTCTAGCACTATTTTAACATCAGGAAAATATTTATGGTATTTTTTATCGCCATCATAATAATATGGTATAATAGTTTCTTCAGATGACCATGCTTTTACTTTAGGATTTGAATCACACCATTGAAATACCGATTTTTCCCATAGGGATCTATAGACGATATTATCAAAATCACCTTTATATTTGCTATAATTCTTAACTTTAAACTTACCAGAATATGCCATAATTTTATATAAATACTTTTAAATATTTATAAAGGATAATAAAGTATGGCTTATGGTAGAACAGGTTCTTATGCATCTCGTGGTGGATCAGGAGGAGGTCCTTATAGATTCCCTTTAGATAGCAAATTATTATCATCACGTGTATCTTTTCAAGCTATTCAAATAAGACCTGGTACTGGAAAAATTTCATTTGAAAATACTAATACTTCTAAAGATATAACTTCTGGCGGAGGTGGTGGAAGTGCTTTAGATGCAGTTAATAAATCAATAGCTGGAGATCCTGCTATATCTGATCCTGCTTCTCTTGCCGAAGAAAATATAATTAATAAAATAGTAAATAAGACTGTGAATGTTACTAGTAATACTGTCAATAAAGTAATGGATCAATATGGTAGAGCTAGATCTGGAGAAATGGCACAAACTAGTGCAATGAAAGCTAGAAGTATTAGTGGAGATAAATGTGATATATATTTACCTATTGCATTTGCAGTAACTGAAGGTTTAAATTATGAACAAGCATCGTTAAATTTAGCGGGAGCTGCAGTAGCTGGTTCTATTAATTCGGGTCTAGGTTTGGGTGCAGGAATATCAAAAGCCATAGAAGGTGGATTTGAATCTTTAGTTAATGTATTTGATGCAGTAGTTGGTGGAGCAGCATCTGGTGATGCTGCAAGAATAGCTGCAGTAAGAGGTGTAGATGCCCCGATTGTTGGAGCTTTAACTCCAGAAGCTGTTAAAGCTGGTGTTAGTGTTGGAGTTCGTGCATCTATGAATCCTAATATTAGAGCAAAATTTTCTGGTGTTAATATACGTGAATTTACATTTTCATTTGATTTTATTCCTAAGAGTCAAAGGGAATCTTTAATGGTGAAAAAGATAATACGTTATTTTAGGTTTCATGCATACCCTGAAGAAATTCCTTCTGGAAGAGCTTTTTCAATTGCCTTTAATTATCCTAATATGTTTAAAATACGATTATTAACAAATCGTGGTGGCACTTTTAGAAATATAGGAACACCACTTAAATTGTGTTACTTGCGTAATATTAATACTGTATATAATCCTACATCTCAGGCATTACATCCAGATGGTGCACCAAATCAAGTAAGTTTAACTCTTACCTTTATGGAATACAAACCACTTAGTCGACATGATATTGTCAATGAAGGTCAAGTTGGTTCAGATTTTGAAGGTGTCGGTATTGATGCTATGGATCAAGGTTTAATGGATGCAATTAATGCTGGTAATGATCAAATAATTGAACAAGCTGCTAGAGAAGAAGCAGAATCTTTAGGATTAGGAGTTTAATTAATGTCATATTTTAATAATTTTCCAGTAATTAATTATAATTTTGGAGATGAAGGATATATTGCTAATGCTCAAAATTTATCAATATATGTTGATGTATTAGATCAAATTAAAAATTTAGCTACTAGTTATGAAGATTATTATGTTCTTCCGGATCAAAGACCAGATCAAGTATCATTGGAATTATATAATACTACAGATTATTATTGGACATTTTTTATTGTTAATGATCATTTAAGAGAACAGGGTTGGCCATTATCAAATGAAAAATTATATGATCTTGCGGTAAAATTATATCCTGAAGTTGTAATTACTACAGATGATGTACTTCATAATAAATTTAAAGTAGGCACTACTATTCGTGGAGCAATAAGTGCTGCTGAAGGAAATATTACTCATAGAAATTTAGATTTAGGACAAGTTTGGGTAAAAAGTACTACAGGAACTACATTTGATGCTGGAGAAACTGTTAATAGAATTCCAATTCAAACACCTACTGAATCTATAGTTTGCCATAGTAGTGAATTTAGATATAATGCAGCACATCATCTTGAAGATGTAAATGGAAATTGGGCTGATCAAGGATTTGATAGTGATGGTTCATTAACATTACCTATAGGTGCTCAGTTAACTGAAAAAACTTGGCTTGAGTATTTGGAAAATCAAAATAATAAATTAAAACAAATTAGAGTTATAAAAAGCGATATAATAGCTGAAATAGTTAAAACTTTTAATGAGTCAATTTCAATATAATGTCAGAACCAAACCAAAAAGAATATACCTTAAATGAGGTAGTGTTTCAATCTCCAAGAATGGGATTTAGTGATATTGATTTAATGCCTTCTTGTACAGACTTAGATGTATTTGAAAGTGTAGATAAACCTTATATTACTGCAAAATTAATATTACTTGATACTGCTGGCTTTTTGGAAAATGCAGATATATTAGGTGGTGAAAAAATTACTATAGCTCTTCAGTCTAATAGACCAGGCACTAAAGAAATACGAAAAACATTTTTTATAACTAAAATTTTAAAACAAGAGCGCACTAATGATAGTGTACAAGTTTTAATGCTTCACTTAATTGAAGATATAGGATATGAAAGTAATCTTTTTAATGTTAATAGATATTATGAAGGAAAAGGATCCGAAATAATTAAAAAAATTGTTGGAGAATATTTACAAACTGGTTTAGCTACAGATGAAAATGATTTTCAAAAATTTAAATTAATAATACCAAATTTAACACCTATTGATGCAGCATCATGGATATCTAAAAAGTTAACTACAGAATTTGGATATCCATATTTTTTATTTTCAACTTTAGCTGGGAAAAAGTTATCATTAAAAGATTTAGGAACTATGTTATCTCCGAATAATATAATAAACCCGGACCCTCTTGGTCAAGGTCCAAACAGTACTTTTATTTACTCTCAAGCTTTAGCAGGAAAATTAACAAGTCATAAAGAAAGATTGATATCAGGTTTTACTGTTAAAAATGGAGAAGATTTATTTACTATAATTAATAAAGGTTTTATCGGATCAAAATATACAATGATACAAGCAGCTGGAACAGATGAAGCTGCAGATTCTACTTTTGATTTTGATGTAGTTAAAGATTTATTGAAACCATTAATTTCCACTATGCCAATTGGTCAAAACAATCCACCTTATACGCCAAAATTTTCTCATAACGGAAAACCATATAATGAATTACCTAGTAGACATAAAACATTTATTAGTGGTAATTATGCATGGAGAACACAATCTAGTGAAACAGAATTTGATACTGGTGTAGGTGAAGAAAGAGATATTGCAACATATAAATTACAGATAATGAAAGATGCAGTCGAAGAATTACTTAAAACTGAACACATGGAAATGTCAGTAAATGGAACAAGTTTTATAGATGGAAATATACATTCAACTATAGGTAATCAGATATCTTGTACTTTTTTATCAAGTGTACCTGAAGCTAAAGTTTCAGAACAAGTCGACCATAAACTATCTGGTAATTATTTAATATATAGAACTAGGCATATGTTTAAAAGTATGAATGGAATGGAAAGTAAATATGATTTATCAATGTCTTGTGTAAAATTAGGAAGAAGAAACTTTTAAAATGGCTATACCTAAAAAAGATAAATTTTTTTATGGCGATAATAATCGTTGGTTTATTGGAAAAGTAATCAATGTTAGTACGCCACCTGATCCTTTAAAACTTGGACGAATACAAGTTAGGATATTAGGAATTCATGATGGAATAACTAAAGAAGATATTCCTGATGATAAATTACCATGGGCTCAAGTCTTAACTCCTATTACAGAAGGAGGAACTGGAGGTCTTGGTAGTAATTTAGGTATTCAAAAAGGTGCTAGAGTTTTTGGTGTATTCTTAGATGGTGAAGAATCTCAAACACCATTAGTATTTGGTGCATTACCTAAAGTAGAAGAAATTAAAGATGAAAAAATTTCTGATGTATCTACTAGTAAAAGAGCACGAAATGTTAATGAAATTGAAAAAACAGATGATATTATAACTCAAGAACCTAAAGCTAAAAACGTATTTAAACCAATATATCCTTTTAATAAAGTTCATCAAACTGAACGTGGTCATATGATTGAAATTGATGATTCACATGATAGTGACGGTAAAGGAAATATTACAGGATATGAAAGAATTCATATATATCATAGAACTGGTACATATATAGAAATGCAATCAAATGGTGATGTAGTTACTCATCACAAAAATGGTTTTAGGACTGTAACTGGAAATGATAAATTACATGTTACTGGAGATTTAAATTGGCAAGTAGATGGTAATATTAATATATCATGTCTTAATAATATACAGATTAATTCATTAGGAATGACAGAAATATTAAATAAAGGATTAATTAGTTTAAGTTCAAAAAGTGATATTTACGGAAATGCTACTGGTAATGT